GTTCAGGTTATCGCAAAGGGCAGCAACACAGACATTTATCATTTTTCTGGTGATGTTTCCTCTCAGGTAAGCCACAAGATTAGTATTGCAAACCTGGTTACAAGGGTAAAAATTGTTTCTTCCGGAAAATCTGATGAAGCAGCAAAGGTAGAAGCAACCGTTAATGGAAAGACGCAGTACGGAGTGTTTCAGACGATTATCACTCATTCAAAGAGCGATAAGCTGGATGATGCCAAGAAGGAAGCAAAAGAAATCCTGGAAGAAAAGGGAAGCCCGAAAGTTACCAGTAAACTTATTGCACCAGATATTCCATGCGTCCGGAAAGGAGATATAATCCATGCAAAAGTCGGTTCTCTGAACGGATATTATCTGATAAATAGCATTCAGCATAATGCTAAAAATGGTCAGATGACTATGGATGTTAAAAAGACAGCCGATCCTACCGCAGCACCAAAGAAGAAAACGCCAGGCACTACGAAAAAGAAGACATACAAAGTAGGAGATGTCGTGAATTTCAAAGGTGGTACACATTACGATAGCAGTTGGTCAGATGCAAGAGGCTATAGAGCAACTGCAGGAAAGGCAAAGATTACGTTAGGACCGAACTGCGCAGGCAACGGAAAAGCTCATCCATGGCATTTAGTACACATGGATAGCAAGAGCAATGTTTACGGATGGGTTGATGAAGGCACATTTGAGTAGGAGGTGAAGCCGTGGCAGATACCGCAGGAGGAAATCCTGGAATGAATAAGCTGGCAAGAGTATTGCAGCAAAGAATAAAAGAAACTATGGAAGATGGAATAGGGGACATAGAGCCAGACTTCGGTGTCATAGGAAAAGACGGAAGTTTGACAACTAATATGTTCCCTATTCCTATTCCCAAAGGAGAGTATTACCTTGGACGACTGGTTTCCGGATTAAAAATAAATATCTCCGGAGGAAGCCACGGAGGACACAATTCCGGAAACGGAAGCCACGAACATTCAGTAACTTTGCCAAAGGTGAAAGCTGGAGATACCGTTCTTGTAACATGGGTAAAGAATACTCCTGTTGTAGTCGATGTAGTAAAGAAATCATAGGAAGGAGGATTTATGGCAGACCAGTTATTTCCGGTATTTGACCTGCCGGAGATACCGGACGATCCCGAATACGAAGAAAGATACCGCTCCTCGGTGGCGTTTGACTTCGACAAGGGAGATTTCGTGAGAGACGGATCAAATAAAATGGTTCGTGCAGACGGCAGGGAAGCATTTATGCAGTGGTGCTGGAAAGTTATTCAGACAGAAAGGGAAGCATTTCTGGCGTATAGCGATGATATTGGCACCGAGTTTGAAGATATGGAGGATTTCCCGGACAAGGATTCAAGGGAAAGCGAGATTGAGCGGACGATTACTGATGCGTTGCTGGTTCACCCGGCAACAGAGTACGTCCGCAATTTTATTTTTGATTACAGCTCTGGAGATGCGGTGGTTTCGTTCATAGTCAAAGGAGCGCAGTGGGAAGAGGAAGAAACAATATCAACTGTCTTTGAGAAAGGGGTGAGCTAAGATGGCAGAAGACTTTACATTGCCTGCATTTCTGCAGGATTGCGATGTAGATACAATTCATCAGAGAATGATGGATATGCTTCCAGATGATATTGACAAAACGGAGGCTGGTTTCCCATGGGATTTCACCAGGCCAACAGCATTGATCGCATCGGAACTGCTGGAATATTACATCCCGGAAACATTGAAGTTGATGTTCCCACAGTGGAGCAGTGGAGAATTTCTTGATTACCTTGCAAATATGGCAAGGTTAGCGAGAAAAGCACCGAACTTTGCCAGTGTTACGATTGAAATTACCGGAGAACCAGGAACTATTATAGCAACAGGAACGGTGTTTGCGACACCAGCAACAGAAGAAGTGGAGTCTATAGAATTTGCCACCGAAGAGGCGTGCGTACTGAACGAAAATGGCACTGGAACTGTAATCGCCAGAGCGATGATTGCCGGCGTTGAATCAAACGTGAATGCAAATACAATTACGATGATGTCAGTTCCGGTAGAGGGAATTATATCAATCACCAATCCTGTAAAAGCAACCGGCGGTACAGAGGAAGAGACGGACGATGAACTGAGAGAGAGAATCATGGAGGCAAATGAGCAGATGGATGATTCTTATATCGGTAATGAGTCAGATTACAAACGCTGGGCTGAGTCGGTAGCCGGAATAGGAACAGCCATTGTTGTACCGGAATGGAACGGACCAGAAACGGTAAAGATCATCGTGCTTGACGGAAACGGAGAAGCTGCAAACGAAACACTCCAGAAAGCAGTATATAACTACATAATGAGTCCTGAAAGCCCGCTGGACAGGCTTGCACCGCCGAATACTATTTTGACAGTTTCCGCTCCGGAGCTGGTAGAGATAGATTATACCATCAAGAGTATTGAACTGGAAGATGGATACGCCCAGGAAGAAGTCCTAAAAGATTTCAAAACTGGCCTTGCGAAGTATTACAAGACCGTAAATTCGGAAGGAGAAGTGAAATACAATTGGGTACATTCAGTACTTACCAATACGCCCGGTGTTGATGATTTTGAGGAGTTGCTTATGAATGGCGGCATTTCAAACATCAAAATCAAACTGGATCAGTATCCGAACACAAAGTCTGTCATGGTGAAGGAGGGAAGCTAAATGTTTGATTTAGAGAACTTCCCAACCAGAGAACTTGCAAGGGACATGATGGGTATGATTTCCCCCATTTATGACAACTCATATGTGGGAAAATGGATTTTCGAGGTTATGAGCGTACCTCTGTCATTGGCGCAGGACACAATTAACGAATTAAGGGAGCAGGCATTTCCGGAAACGGCAACCTGGTCCCTTCCCTATTGGGAGCAAAGCTATGGGCTGCCGACCAATGAAGCGTTGAGTATTGAAGAACGCCGGAGCAGAGTTATTTCAAAAAGGAACTACAGGAAGCCGATGAATCCGGCCAGAATTGAGATGCTGCTGAAAGAATTGTGTAAAAGAGATGTCAAGCTAATTGAAAACACAGCACCTCATACCTTTGAAATCAGCGTAAGCCCTGGAACTTCGGAAGCCAGTTTAGATCAGATTATAAAATTGGTGAACGAGGTGAAACAGGCACAAAAAAGTTTCCGAGTGGTTTTTGATACTCCAACAACAATCAAAATTCGGGCAGATCCTAAGCCGCAGAAATTCCCTTATCGAATGACAGCAAGAGGAAGAAAAGCAGGTACATATCCGCAAGTTAATTGGGTAGGGATTTCGGAACATGGTTCTGTTATTGTGACTGCGAACAGAATGAGTAGGGAATTTCCTTATGTTGTAGCTGGAACCAAACCAGATAGAGCATACGATGCCCGTCTGACTGCGTTACAGCTGCAGGCTTCGTCAGAAGGTAAAGGTGTCGAGTTTCCCTATCCTATTTCTGGCACAAAGCCAGATAGGAGCTTTCTGGCCGAGATAGAACCAGGAGCGTTGAATGTGCAGGTAGATAGCACAAATGCAGAAGTTTTGTATCGTGCTTGCGGAAGCAAAAGAAAATTGTAAAAGGAGGAGTAGCAATGTTATCAGCTGCGGCACTGGCTGGATTCAGAAATCATGTGAAGAATACGGTCGCTTATGCCAAATACAAAATCGATTCCACCTATTACCAGTCAGAGATTACAGATATCACTATTAGCAGTGATGGAAAAGTAAAGATTGAATTTATATTAAACCCTTCGGTATCCGGCGAGGTAAAGGTAACAGAAGTACAGCTTTACAGTACAAGTGGAGAGCTTTGGTGGAGTAAAGCTGAAAATATCACCAAGAAATCCAAAAAGGAAGGTATTTATTACCGAGTAACCATCAACATTTTAGAAGAGTAGGAAGGAGGTATGCACAATGTACGAACCGACATATTGGAAAGATGAAGTCGTAGAAAATCCGTATCGGTACAAAGAAACGCAGAACTCGGATGGAAGTATTGAACACGTCCCTGATCCGGGAGAAGTTCTGCAGGAAGGCACTGAGCAGAGCGCAACTAATTTCAATCACATGGAGCAGGGAATCCTGGAAGCACATGAAATGAGCGCAGAGGCTGTCAGGATGCTAAAAAGTGTTATGAGAAAAGTAGAGGGACTTGACGGTGAGAAAGTCACAGTCACCCTGACAAATTCCCAGACATATCCGTTTAACAACTCAGTGAAAACCATTCAGCTGAAAACTCCACGCAATTATAAGACGTATCTTATCACCGCAGAAGTTATCAGCGTATCTGGTGGTGCTGTGGGAGATATTGAGTTTACGGACAAGCTGCTGAATGGATTCAAGGTAGCTTACACTGGATCTGCGAAATCAGTAACCATGGACCTGTATGTGAGAGGAGGAATGTAATCATGGCAAATGTGATTATCCAGGACGAAAGAAGACAGGCAGACATCGAGTATGTTGCCAAGAAGTACGGAATCGACACCAACAACCCGGCAATGAGAGAAGCTGCAGAAGTAACTGCGGTCAGAAGCCGTGAAGCAATGGAAATGGGAAGAACACAGAGGAGGTATTACTGATGAAGATTACACATTTACCGGAAGACGGAAAGAATTTCATTCCTTACGAGGTATCTGGAAAAACGATCG